GTATTTGTACTTACCCTGAGAATCCATAGACTCAAGTTGAGTGTCTGGAATAAACTCTTTTTCTTCATTTAACTGATCATCGTCAAATATAAATCTACCAGTTTTAAGTGCATAATCTAAATAATATGCTTCAGATGCTTCTCCATAAGATAAGAATTGTCCATCTTTTCCAGAAAGATTTAAAAGTAAATTATCTGAAGATAAAGATAAGTCTGAATCAGCGCCTGGTGTTACAGAGTCTGCATAACCAAATAAATCTGGTTCTATTCTCCAAGCTTGAACATCGCTATCATAGTATATTTTTACATTACTATCTTTAGACCATTTTAATCCACCACTATCTAAAATATACTGGTTGACTTCAAGAGATTTTGCTACAACAGCACCAGTTTCATCAATACTAAAAATGGCATTATTTTTATTAATAGTATCAGTATATGCATTTAAATTATTATATAGTGCCCAATAATTTCCGGTTTCTGTATTATTGACATCTAAAAAATTATGTATAGATTGTAACGAAGTAAGTGCTACACTATTGTCTCTATCAGTTGGCTCGTCGTAGTCTAAATCTAATGTATTACCGTTAAGTGCTGATCCAACACCATATATTTTCTGACCATTAATTTCTAAATCTGTAATAAGAGTGTTAGCTGCCAAAGTATTTGTGGCAATATGTTCAAATTGAGCAGAATCGCCTTCAATAAGATTGACATATGCTAAATGTCTAATATGAGCTGAGTCAACTCTCATTCCATTAATATATGCTGAATCTATAGTAAGACTATTTGTTGGTGAACCAAAATCAGATTCAAACTCATCTACTGGTAACACATCTAAAAATACTTGTGCAGGATTGCCATTTGCATATATTGTAAATATAATATCGGCGGCTGTACTTTCTATCCACTGGCCATTCTTTAAAGCACTTTCGGATTGTGCAACTGCAGTACTTAGTCTAAAATCTAATACTCTATTTCCTTGAGGATCAAGCATTGTATCTTCATCAAGATATAATCTAACTGGAACATTAGATGTATATAATTTTTTATCTGGTGGATTAGTTCCAGTTTGTATAGCTGATGAATTAGGAAAAAAACTATAACCAGGTAAGGTTTCATCAGTAAAGAACCAACCACGAATATAATCCGGATTAGGTGGAGTTTCTAAGTCGACCGAAAACTCAATCCAAACAGTATCATAGTCAACTGTTCTAGCAATTACGGCTGATGAACTAGAGGGATCTATTGTCCCGCTCTGCCCTTTGTTCGTGATATAGGAAACTAAATCATACATTATTTAAACTTCGAGCTATTCGTTATCAGATTCAATATTATCTATCTCATCCGCTTTTTCTTTATTTTCGTCTTCCACATCTTGTTCCATATTTTTCATATCTTCTTCAGAAAACTTAAGAACATTTCTCATAACCCAATCTTTAGTATAATAATCTCCAACATACTGTTGCATCATATCAAGAGTTTGGATACGCTCTTTTAATATTTCACTTTCTTTAGATTCTGCAAAATAATTATCTCTAGCATAATCAATTTTAAAGTGCATTTTATGATTATCCCAATCAGCATCGGTAATAATCTTTTTTAAGATAAGCTGTTTCTTTAAAATATTTAAGAATAGATGACTAAACTTTTTGCGTAGTCTATCAATAAATTTTTGAAATTTAACTTCATCTCTTGATATTTCATTTGATCGACCGAGAGAAAATTGTGCTTCTTGTTCTAATCTACTAATAGGAACATTGAGTGATCTATATACACGTTTTTGAAAATAAACAATATCATCTATCTGACCAAGATTTTCACCTCCTGGTAGAGTAGAGATTTCAGTACCTCTACCGCCCTCTCTACGAGGTAACCAAAAATCTTCCAACATAGACATATGTTTGCGATCATCTCTTAACTCTCCGTTCTGAGCGTCATATACTAATTTATTACGATACTTTGTCATAATATTTTTCATATATTCTTCTGCTTTACCCTTCGGAAGATTACCTACATCAATATAAAAAATTCTTCTTTCTGGTGCTCTAGCAAGTCTATAGATAACAAGCGAGTCTTCCATCATTCTTAACTGGTTAATTGGTTTAATTGATTTGTGTAGATGAGATACTACTTTTTTTCGAGTCTCATCAAGTAAACCAGATGTAACATAACTAATCGAATCAAGAGTAAACTTAACCGCATCTTTCTGCTGTCCTGGTTTTTCTTGATAAACATAATATTCGTTTACACTATCTATAATGTCGGCATTAGTAAGAGGATCTTTTTTCTTCTTTACCTCCTTCATTTTACGAATCTTCATAGCATCAATAAAACGAATATCTTGAATGCCAGCTTTTTCATTCTTTTCGTCAACTACTAAATGGTGATATATTCTACCATCAACATACCATCTTCTAAATATATCGTGGCCATTTTCTTCAAAGTTTAACATACCCAAAATATTAGTAAATTCTTCTTGTACTTGCTTTTTAATGTTTTCTGGAAAATCAACATCCTCAAGCGTAAGGCTAATAGGATCAGTATCGTCGCTTCCTACTATTGATTCATTAACAATGTCTTCAATAGCATTGTCAACTTCGGGATGTACTGCTACACCACGATACTTTCTTATCATCTGATAGTTATCTTTTGCAGCACTTCCATCAATATCTAAGTATTGACCAAAGTGACTACCAGATGCAGTAATGTAACCAGCACCGTCATCATCAGCTTTTGGTACAACTGATTTAATCTTTTGCTGGGCTTTTTCAGATGAATTGGCTCTTTTGATTTCAAATCCAAAGAGTTTAAGTGAATTATCTGCCATAACTATCCTTTAACTATATAAAGGTTAGGGGAATAACTCCCCTAACCAAATTATATTTATTCAACTTTTAAGAAGTTACAAATCCATCAGGAGCGATTGACTCCCAATACTGAATCTGAAATTCTACGCCGAACTCTTCAATTGTATCCACATTTTCATATGATACATCAATTGCACTAATAGCAGTTGGAAAGATACCTCTAAATCTATATTCATAGAGAACAGAACCATCTTTATCTAACTGTTGTACAGCTGCATCAACTTGGTAATCATCTGGATTAGTGATACCAGTATTTGCTTGGTGTTGGTTAATACCATTCATCCACTGTTCCATTGATTTTCTGATATTAAAATCAGTATCATTGATAACAGTAACTGCCCAAGGTTCGAAAGTTCTATCCCCAGCCATTTGCAACTGACGCCCTCTATATGCCACAGGAATAGTTCCCATAACAGAAGCCGGCATTTGAGCTGCTTTAATCATGAATGATGCAAGTTCAACATCCCCAGCTACATAAGCAGGGAAACTAAGTATTACTTGGAAGAGGTTAGGACGCGCCCCGCCACCTCTAAGTTTTGATTTAAAATCATTTACGCCTAAAATTGCCATTTTTTTATACCCCTATTATACTGCGCCGACGACTTCTTCAAAAGAAACGCCAGATCGTACAGCTACAAAATTAAGAGTAATGAAGTTGATTGATCTTGCGGGCTTAATGAAGATATTTGCTATAAATTGATTAGTATCAATTATTTCTGCGGTGTTATTAGTTTCATCGCATACTAATTTAAAGTCAGTGATACCTCTTCTGCCCTGAACATTTCTAAGGACTGGTTCTACAATATTTACGAACTCGGCTCTAGTAAATTCATCATTGAATTCAAAGAGAATATTTTGAGCAGCTGAAGATATTGCTTTTTCAAGAGTAAGAAACAATCTACGAACATTAATTCTATCGAATGCTGAAGGTCTTGACAAGTGAGTTTTATCACCAAATAGTGTAATTCCTTGACCTGGCAGATTAGCAATCGGATTATATCCAGCTTTATAAAGCTCGTCTCTATCCTGTTTATCCGGATTAAATGATAGAGATGTTACACCAAAGTAACGGCCTCTTCTTGTACCAGCTGGTGAAAACCAAGGTGCTTGATTATTATCTGAAGCTGCCATAATACCGGCTGTAGATGCCGCAGCTGGGATAAACACATAGTTATCATTAAATTTATCATATACTTTAAGATAGTTAGCGTCTGCAAATAGATATGAACTACGTGTAAATGTATTACTTGTTTGAGCTGCAATAATAGATGTCCGTGGTGTAGCATTACCAACCACTGCTGCTCTATTTGGAGAAGCAACAACAACACAATCTTTTCTAGTATTTTCAGCAATAACTACCATATTATTAACTACAGTTTGCTGATCACTAGCTAAACCCATACCTGGAGCAATTAAGAAATCAACCGCAGTTCCGTTTGGATCATTTACTGTAGCAAAACCTGTT